GTGTTCGATAGAGGAAGAAATGATGGACAGAAACGAGATTTCACAGACTTTAAGGTCTGATAATTTAATGTGGGGTCAACCCATAACTGCAATACAACTTGATTCAAGTAAGATTGATGCATGGTTCGATGAATTCATTGACACCGAAACCTTATGCACAGAAGAGTTTGAATTTAGTAATTGTAAGACATCTAACGGTGTCGACAAAAACTATACAATAGATTACAGAGTTCCCATGGACATTGTCTATGATGAGTTCAGTTTATTCATAAACGACCTAGGGCCTAAGATGCAAATGTCTAGCGCATTTGAAGTACCATGGATTAACGTCTATGAAAAGAATGGATTCCAAGATGCACATGACCACCAAGGAACAAGAAACTCAGATTTCTCTTGGTGCTACATTCATACAGCAGGTGATTCACATATCGTATTTAAGAACAGGAACGCAACTAATAGTGATAACTGTTTAAAAGAATACTTTGACGTGTATGAAGCACACATGGACTTTGTCCCCGAGTTAACTGGTAAAGGTACATTATACATCTTCCCATCAGCAGTTTTACATGCAGTGTCACCCAACAAAAGTGATAGTCCTAGGATAACAATCTCAGGCAATGTAAGAGTACTTCCTCAAGACGGTGGAAGACCAGCAGAAAGCCCATTGACAGCAGAGTAGTTATTATAGTATAATAGGACTATAGATTATGAGAGGTCTTATGAAAAAATTAATAATTATACCAATACTTGCTGTATTAGTTAGTTGTGGTGGTGGTGGAACAACTTCCCCCGAACTACAATCATTACAGTCACTAACAACCCCACCAGTATCAGGCTCATCCCCGATTTACGGAACTAAAGTAATCGATGGATATGTAGAAGGTGCCAATGTCTTTGTTGACTTTAACTACAACTTGACACAGGACGAAGGAGAACCTTCGGGAACCTTTAATTCTGATACCAACGAATACGAATTCCTAGATTCAGAGTTCAGTGCTATAAACAACTGGACAGTTAACTGTGGGTTAAACCGCCCAAGAGTTGCAGAGGTACCAGTAGGTGCATACGATTCAACAAGGGGATATGTAAACGATGCATATACTATGTTGTATTTTCCACATGACTCAGATGGTACAGGTAAGGCAAATGTCACACCGTTCACTACCATGTTACTTGCATCAATCAATGCACTACTACCTAGTGCAATTACAGTTGCAGATGGATGTGGAACCGTAGCAAATGAAACTGCAGAGTCAGTTAAACAGGATGTAAATAATTTCCTATACAATCTAGAAGTAAACTTTTCTATCAATAGAAACTATTTCTATGATGATTTCATCGCCTCGGGAGATACCACACAACAAGCGATAGGTGAAAAGGTAGTAGACTTCCTTACCACACTACACAAGATTGAGTCGTTACTAGAACAAGAATACAACATGGGATTCAGAGGATTATTAACAGATGAGATTATCAATAAGATTTTAAACAATCAAGCATTCTCAGATGTCACATACGATATACAAAATGAAACCGTATCTACTCAAGAGGATAGTCACTTCAGATACAATCGTAGACATAACTTCAATGGGGTAAGAGGAAACTCATTAGGTCAGATACTAGACTCAGATAGTCTACCCATAGAATTAACAATGGCCAACTTAGAGGCAAACTCTACAGTTCTTATATCAGAAAACTATGAGGAAAATGCAACCCCAACTATCATTAGTGGAATCAGAGTACACATATCTATTGAACAGAGAAAGGGAGACTATGCATATGAGAAAACATTTGTACGATTTATAGGGCCGTATTCAGTTGAACTTGCACTTAGGGATTCAGACCGAAGAGTTGTTATGAGTGGTAAGAATGCTTCAACTAGTGACTTTGAATTAAGAATACGTTCATCAAATAATCCTTATTATACAGATAACATTGTTAATCTAATGAGTACTAGAAACACCTCAGATATAGTACAATTATATAATGATATCACTACAATTGATATGTCTATGAGTGGGTCACAAAGCAATGTGTATCTATTATATGCAAATGACTTTAACCTTTATGAAGGTGGTAACTCCTCAATCGGTAACTGGATGTTTAGACAACAGATGGTAGGTGGTTCTCTTTATGAAGAATGCACACATAGAGATTGGGAAACCCGAACACAACTAGAACAAACTACAGGCACCGAAGCTTATAACAGGTGTTCTGAAGTGCTATAAATATGTAATATATCATGACTACTAATCTGAAATCAACGGACGTTATCACTGCAATTGAGGAAAAAATTGCATTGAAAAAGAAACTTCGAGAAGCGAAGAGGGAACACGACGAGACCGCAACAAAGAAAATTACCAAAAAAATAGACAAAATCGAGGATAAACTACACTCGACACCGCTCTCTAAAACATAAATAATTCAGTAAACACATACGGAGTTATACATGTCAGAACTTACAGACCAAAAAGCACTACTTGAAGCAACCATCGCTGAGATGACAGAAAAGAAAGATTTCCTCAACGGAGTCACAAGAACTTACTGGGCAGGTAAATCTAAAACAGATACGAACATGGCAGAATGGACTGGAGCAGGTATTCTTGCATTTATTGACTGGCATGATGCCGAAGGTATTAATACTACAACAGCAGACCAAGCATATGTAGAGATGAAAATCGAAAAAGATTCAACTGCTGATGGTTCTCCAGCAGGTGACATAGTAAGGAACGAAGTCATAATTCCAACATTCGAGGCTACAATTGCCTCGTCAACAGCAGACCTTGCTGCAATCCAAGCACGTATCGATAATGGTGAAGAAGACCTAGCATCGTAAGCTAAAAATACCATAAATAGTAGACAGGAACCACCAAGTGTGGTATAATATCTATTATGAGTGCAAAAAATCTACATTTAGAACATCTCGAAGATGAAATCATCAACCAAGGCATCGATGGTGGTAGAGGAGCCGTAAACTTCTTACAAGGTCTTAGAGACATGATGAAGGGCAACTCGTCATCTTCAGTTAATATGACCGTAAAATGGGATGGAGCTCCTGCTATATTCTGTGGGAAACACCCCGAAACAGGTCAATTCTTCGTTGCAAAGAAATCCCTATTCAATAAGACTCCTTTGTTCTATACTTCAGAAGACCAAATTAAAAATGCAAAAGAACTTGGTGGAGCTCTTAAAGAGAAGTTCCTAACCTCATTCAAATACCTATCAAAACTATCATGGTCTAACGTCATGCAAGGTGACTTAATGTACACCAACGACACAAAGACACAGTCTATAGATGGTCAGTCATTCATTACATTTCAACCCAATACAATTCTATATGCAGTACAAGCCGACTCTAAATTAGGTCAGCAGATTGCAAGTTCTAAGATGGGTATTGTATTCCACACCACATACGAAGGTAGTACTATAGAAGGGTTGGGTGCATCATTCGGTGCAAATATATCTAAGCTAGGACACACTTCAGATGTATGGATTGATGATGCAACATACAAAGATGTCAGTGGTAACAGTTCAATGACTGCAACAGAAACCGTTAAATTAACCAAGGAGTTGTCTTCAGTAGGTAAAGCATTTCATGGTATCTCTAAGAAAGACCTAACAAAGTTTCAAGACCTACAGATGACTATCACTAAGAAGGGTGCTGGAGCAGCGTACAAAACATACTGTAACTCACTTATAAGACAGGGTAAGTTTAACCCAACATATGATGGGTACATTAAACACTTTGAATCTGTTTGGGCTGATAAGGTAGTTGGTGGTGTCAAATCAGAGAAACATAAAACAATCAAAACAGAAATTGGTAAAGATATCAGTAGGGACTTAAGAAGTCTCAAGAAGTTCATAACCAATCTTACATTTTTCATGGGTCACTTGGTGATTGCAAAACAAATCATCATTGTGGCACTAAATAGAGTAAAGAGTATCGGTACATTCAAACAGACAGCAACTGGGTTTGAAGCAGTTAACCCCGAGGGTTATGTTGCAATCGATAAGAAAGGTAAAGCAGTAAAACTAGTAGATAGAATGGAATTTGCATTCAATAACTTTACTGCAATCAAGGCATGGGACAAGTAATGAAAACATTCGATAAATTTTTAACTGAAGCAAAAGACAAGGGTGTTGTATTTTCGTTTGGTAGATTCAATCCACCAACAACAGGTCATGCAAAGTTAGTTGCAAAGCTTAAAAAGGAAACAAGCGGTGGTTATCTACCAATGCTATTCTCATCTCACTCAAATGACAAGAAGAAAAATCCACTAGACCATAAAGTCAAAGTAAGATATCTTAAGAAGTTCTTTGGTAAGATAGTTGCAGACGTACAGGCAAGAACTGTATTCGATATATGTAATGAACTACAGAGACAGAACTTTACACGAGTTAAGATGGTAGTTGGTTCAGATAGAATCAAAGAGTTCGAGATGTTACTCAACAAATACAACGGCGTAAAAGCAAGACACGGCTATTACAAATTCGAAGAGATACAAATCGTATCAGCAGGGGAGAGAGACCCCGATGCAGATGACCTAAGTGGTATGAGTGCATCCAAACTTAGAGCTCTTGCAGAAGTGGGTGACTTCAAAGCATTTGCACAAGGTGTTCCATCTAAAAATAAAAAGGACATAGAGAGTCTATACAAAGACATACGTAAAGGTATGGGAATCGTAGAGTCACACCTACCCGACTATATGATTGAAGACCTTATAACAGAGGGTGTATACGACCAAGGGATATTTAAAGCAGTATTCCTAAGTGGAGGCCCAGGCAGTGGTAAGAGTGCAGTAGTTAATAAACTATCACTCAAAGCATTAGGTCTCAAACTAGTTAATACAGATGCAGCTTTTGAACACGGACTTAAGAAAGCAGGACTAGGATTAGACCTAAGAAAAATAGATGCAAAGGACAGAGACCCTATCCGTGCTAAGGCAAAGAAGATTACAGGTATGAACCTAGACCAGTATATTAAAGGAAGACTAGGTCTTATCTTTGATACAACAAGTGCAGCGTCTCAGAAAATTAAGAACTACAAGAAGATGCTAGACCAACTAGGATATGACTATAAGATGTTATTCGTTGATGCATCCTTAGATAATGCACAAAAACGAAATGCAAAAAGAGCTCGTAAGTTACCACCCGAAATTGTAAAACAAGATTGGGATAACGCACAAAAAAATGCAAAGTTATATAGAGCAATGTTTGGTACAGACTTCATACACGTAACAAATGACGATGATATTGCATCACTTGAGAAAAAGACAGACAAGGTCTATACTAAGTTGCTAGGTTGGAGTGGTTCTTACCCGAAGAATAAGAAGGCACTTGCATGGAAACAAACAGAACTGGATGCTAAAAAACGATAAATAACACTATGGACATATTAAACAGTATACTTAAAGAACGACAAAACAAACTCAGAGAAGATACAACTCACGCTTCAATTGAATCTATGATTTCAATGTTTGAAGACGATGCACATCCATGTCAAGGTCTATCAGAAGATGACCCTTGTTGGAAAGACTACGAGCAGATAGGGATGAAGAAGAAGAACGGAAAAAAAGTTCCTAATTGTGTTCCTAAAGAAGAAGTTGAGTTGGATGAAGCATTATCCTCTAAAGATAAGAAAGTTATAGATGCATTCTATGACGGTAAAGACATGGACGGTAAAACCGTTAAATCAGTTGGAGACAAACTCGAAACAACTGGTATGGGTGCTCAAGTCGTTCTAAAGAGACAGGGTAATAAGTTTAGAATCTTTGGTATTATTGATAGTAGACGCGTCCAAGAGATTATCAGATACATCAAGAAGTCTTACCCTAAGAACACTATAATAGAAAGTGTAGAGGAAGGCAAACAAGTAGCATCATTCAATGATATTGCTGACATAGTTCTCAACAAAGTAAAACAGAGATTAGAAAAGGAGTGGAATAAGAATACCGAAAAAGGTTTAGGAATGCTAAACACTTTAGGTTCAATGGTTGGTTACAAAGCAACTGATAAGAAACAAGATAAAGGTAAATTATTCCTCAAGTTCGGTGACATGAACGAAGATGCAGCGGTAGATGGTGCAGAGTTAAAGGCAAAACAAGCAGGTGAACTTGAGAGAATCAAGAACAGACACGAAACTGAACTTGAAGCACTTACTGATAAGCACGAAAGAGAACAAGAACGTATCGACGGTCAGAAAGAAAAAGAGACTGCTGATAACGCAATCAAATCAAAACGTGATGCAGACAGAAAGAAAGCTGAAGCAGACGCAGACAAAAAAGAATCGTACCACATGAGTACGTTAAACAAATTGAGGAAGGAAAAATGAAAGGTACTGGTAACAAAAACGACAACGGCGTTCTAGAAATAGGGACTGATGAAATAGTAAGTTCTTACCAAGAAGACACCCCAGGCCAACAGGTAGAGAAATATCTATCTCAAATTGCACAGGTAAATGAAGAGAGACAGAAAAAACACTTCTCTACTAAGTATCCTAACCCTCTAAAAGGTTTCCCATACAACGAGTCTAAACTAGAAGAAAAAAATTGTGGTTGTGGAAAAACTCCATGCGAAACATATGGTGAGTCTTACGAAGAAGTTCAAGAAGCTGCACCAAAGATGAAAAAACTTTCTATCTATGGTTCAGAAGTATCAGGACTAAAACGAACTGATAAAGGTAAAGGAACGTCTACCTTACAATATTCGTCAATGTCTACTTACACTGCTAAACCAGTAGTGTTGAAAGGAAAATTAGCATTTAGAGTAGAAGATACACAAGGTGCATTTGAAACCCTTGACCTTCTAAGCTTTGCAAAGATGTACGGTTAAACGTGAAGACCTTTCATGAACTGGCTATACACGAGACAGTTGATAGTCTACAAGAGACTAACACTAATATAACCGACAATCCCTTTAGATTGGGTTCTATGATGTATTTTGAAGTCATCAAAGAGGCAAGGAAGAGACTTGCAGAAGGAAGATTCCGACTTACTGAAGTAGATAGACACATCATCGAGACTGATTTAGGTGAATTTGAAATCTATGAGGGTAACATGGTACCATTAGATTGTCCTATGATACTGGAAGAAGAAGAGAAAGAACCCGAACTAAACAAACCTAAAGTAGGTGGTTCGAAGAAGTATTACGTATATGTTAAAGACGGAGACAAGATTAAGAAGATATCTTGGGGTGATACTACAGGGTTAAAAGTCAAGTTAAAGAATGACAAAGCAAGAAAGAGTTTCGTTGCAAGACACCAATGCGACACTAAGAATGACAAGACTACAGCAGGTTATTGGGCTTGCAGACTACCACACTATGCAAAACAACTAGGTTTAAGTGGTGGTGGAGACTTTTTTTGGTAGTCTAAATATAGGTGTAGGAATTAAATTATGAACAAAGAATTATACCACTCTTTCAGAAAAGATGAAAGAAGTGCAGAAGTTTACAGGACTTCAAAGGGTTTCGAAGTAGAGTTATATGAACAGAATGGTTGGAGTGCAACAAGAAAGGTGCATCAGCATTCTGAAACATATGCAGAGAATGTGGCTGAAAACTGGGTAGAAAAGGTGTTTAACCTAGAACCCGAAGATAAGGGCTATTATGGATATAGAGAAAAATCAGACAACTACCATGAAGGACTCGATGACTAAACCCTATAGGGAAGAAGTCAGAGACCAACACGGTACTGGTATCAAGTATGTTATCAGAACCTTTGAGAACAGTGTATTAGATAATGAACTGGTATGGCATAGAGATAGAGACTCTAGAATAGTATCAGTATTGAACGGAAGTGGGTGGGAATTGCAACATGATGATGAACTACCTATACAATTAAACCAAGGAGAAGAGTATTATATCCCTAAAATGACCTATCACAGGTTAATAAAAGGCAAGGACAATCTTGTTGTTAGGATACGAATTACATAAATAAGACTATGAGTTATAAATCAGAAAACTGGAAGGAAAAACTAGACGAGGTTCGAAATTATATTGAACCACGCAAAGAAGGTTCAGTTGAAAAGACGGCTGAGGACGTTATTTCAGATGAGATAGACGCTTTAGTCGCACATCTTGAAGAAGACTTAGCAACCACGAGTACTTTATTAGACGAAGAAAAAGTACCATGTCCTCATTGTGATGGCAAAGGTTATCACATGAAAGAAAACACTCTACCCGAAGTACCAGTGGGAGATGAAGATGAAGATTCATTACCCGATGTACCAGTCATAGAAGAGACTTTCCAAAAGACTGTAGAAAAACTCACAGAAAAGAATATGTTAGGTAGACTTGCAAAATCTTTGCGTCTTAATGAAAAAGGCAAAGACCAATTGTTTGACTACTTCGAAAACGGAGATTTAAAACAATGAAATTTGAAGGATTAGGTAACGGTTTATCAGACTCTTTACTTGCAGCTGCTAACGCAATTGTATTAGAAAGTGGTGATTATAAGAAGTTTTTTCAAGCTGCACTAAAGAAGTTTGGAGTAACATCTCCAGCAGAACTTAAGGGTGACAAAGAGAAAGAATTCTATGATTACATCGATAAGAACTGGGACGGTAAAGACGAGAAGAAAGAAGCAAAGATAGAAGAAGTCTTACCTACACCAATTGACGGTGTCGCAGAATCAGAAACATTTAACGAGAAGGCTGGAAAGTATGCAAAATACTCAGACCTTCTTATGCAAAAAGCAAGACTAGTTGCACAAGGCCCAGCTGCCACAAAAGAAGTTGGTGACATCAACAAGAAGATTGCATCCGAGATTAAGAAACTTGGTATCAAAGAAGACAAAGGATTTGAAAAAATTCTTATGGCTGTATTCGAAGGACAGATAGAAGAGGGGCCAAGAGATAAAGCCAAATCAAAGGTGGGAAAGTATAGAAAACCTAATTACGGACACGGAATGTCTGCAGCTCAAGCTGCTGGTGCTAGAAACCGTGGTGAAGAAACCGAAGTTGTCTCTGAGAAGGTTAAAAAATCAAAATTAAAAGTTAATTCAAAAGTCTTTAAAGACCTAGAAAAACTACAGAAGTCTGAAACAATTAATGACAAAGAAGTTGCAGCGATTATCGGTCAACTTAAGAAAGGTATCGAAGTCGAAAGTGATGATGGAGAACCAGTATACATTAGTAAGAAAGGTCTTGATACATGGGATAAAGTTTGGGGTAGAATGGATACATTCGTAAGAGACGAAATCTATTACATCCTTAAGAAACATGATGATGATGCAATGTCAGCAATCCTTGCACCATACGGAGCATAACATGACGTTATCTACTATGAATATCTTCCAAGAAGCAAAAGCAGTCCTAGACAAGGACGGTAAAGTAAATCCTTTAGGGCCTTACGGAAAACAAAAGCTTACAGGTAGAGAAATTTCTACTTACTTTAGACGAAATAAGATAACAGACCCCGAAATCAAGAAAGCAGTTGAAGTTGCACTTGACCTAGGTGGTGCGTTTGACATAGCAGGGAAAGAAATACAGAAGTTTTATGGTCGTGCAGTAAGAAATTCAAAAGAAGTTAAGAATGCACTTGTATATGCAAATGAGTCTAGTATACTAGACGGTGAGTCTCTTGATGAAGATTACAAAAAAGTAATCAAAATGTATCCAAGAGATAACGACTGGAAAAAACTCATCACAAAACACAAACGTGCGATTGACGATTTCAGAAAAAACAACAAGGATTTACCTTCTAAGGTAGAAGACGAATTACTAGGTTGGGCATCACAAACTGGTGAAGTCAGTGGTAAACACGATGCAGAAGATTTCATAATGTCAATCCTTGATGAAAGTACTATCTCAGAAGCAAAGAACTTAATGCCTGCAATTCAAAAGATTGTAGACGAGAAAGGTGCAGCCAAAGTTGGTGGTGTTATGGTTGATATGTTCACTGCAAGTGTTCTAACTCAAGCATACGGAAAAGTCAACGATTCAAACAAGAAGAAAATGGAATCATCAAACATCCAAACACTTGTTAAACTTGCACAAAGAGTTATGGGTATGAAAGAGTCACTTGATGAAGAAGTGATTGTTTATAAAGTTAAAGGTATACAGAAACCCGAAACAGAGAAATTCCAATCATCTGCAAAATTAATGAAGTTAAAAGTATCAT